TTGGTATCAACATGGGCAAGGCAGCTGGGCAAACAGTGATGTACCCGCATGTTCATTTAATTCCTAGACGCAACGGCGACTGCCAAGACCCAGTGGGTGGTGTGCGAGGAGTTGTTGCTGGGCAAGCCAATTATAAGAAAACTGGCTATCAACTTCCACAATAAATATTCTTTTACAGCGGTCTTTGGCTTCATCCCGCTTTACAAACTCTGCCAGCCTATGCTATAATTAACATAGGAGAACAAGCATGCAATCATCAACACAAGAATTAATTGGTCACATGGAAGCCAACTTCCCGAATACCAGACCCGTAGTTTACAAGTATACCAGTACCAAAGAGTACCATGACGCATTTCCCTGCGCCTACCGACAGTGGAGGGCAGACAGTCATTGTAATTTGATACATGGATACTCGTTTAGTATGAAGTTTTACTTTGGCACCAACGACTTGGATGTACGTAATTGGGCCGCAGACTATGGTGGACTTAAAGAACTAAAGAAAACCTTAGAAGACCAATTTGATCATACTTTGATTGTGGCACAGGATGATCCAGAAATGGAAACCTACAATCTACTGGTGGAAAAGAAAATGGCCAAGATTGTTGTGCTACCAAGACTGGGATGTGAAGGACTCAGCGACATGTTGTACAAGTATGTCAATGCAGTTTACATTCCTGAGATGTGGGGTCCAGGTGAAGCCGAGCGTCTTTGGTGCTATCGTGTTGAAGTACGTGAAACACAAGCTAATATGGCTTTCCGTGAAGGTCATCGTGAATGGAATGAGGATTTATTTGCGTGAACAGCCTAGAAAAAATATGGGCCAGGGCAACCGGTCATCTCATGGGTAATACCGATGATGACCGTCCCGATGTTCCCATATTAACATTGCAGGAAGCACGAATTGCATTGTTTTTAAAAACATTCTGGGTAATAATACACGTAGTAACATGTTGTTTTATCATAGCAAATACAATTAGGCACTGGAATAATTGATGAGTAAACCAGATATTTCAATTTTACTGCCCAGCCGTGGCAGAACACAAATGCTTCTAGATAGCATACGCAGTCTAGTGGATCTTGCGGATGATGCATCTCAGCTACAGTTTCTATTGGGGTTTGATACTGACGATGTTGAGTCTTCAGAATACTTTGTTAGTACTATTGCACCAATCCTAGATGAGGCAGGTAGTCAATATATTGTGCTGGGGTTCAAGCCCATGGGCTATCACAACTTGCATCAATACCTAAACAAGATGGGACCGTATGCCACTGCCCCTTGGTGGGTGTTTTGGAACGACGATGCTGTGATGCTGGATCAGGGATGGGACACAGTTATCTTATCTCACAAGGATCAATTCTGTATCCAAGCATTTGACACACACACCAAACATCCCTACAGTATTTTCCCCATTGTGCCAAGAGCCTGGTTTGAACAGCTGGGATACTTGAGCACACATCAACTCAATGATGCCTATATTAGTCAGATTGCCTGGATGCTGGACATCATGGTGCGGATCCCAGTTCGTGTGGAGCACAATAGATTTGATTTGACTGGTAACAACAACGACGCTACATTTCAAAATCGAACCATCTTTGAGGGTAATCCCAATGACCCCAGAGATTTTAACTATATCACTCAACGTGATAGCAGAGTACAAGATGCTTACAAACTGTGCAAATATCTTGAAGATCAAGGGTATGACATGAGCTACTGGAAGAACATTGTTGCTGGTAAACAAGACCCCTGGGAAAAAATGTTGGCGTCAGATGTCAATAATCACATGCGTCGACTACCCAGTGCACAAATGCAATTTAAATCCAACTGATATAAAATGAAAAAAATTGTTTCGTTTGGCGATAGTTTTATATGGGGCACTGAGATTCCCGGAAATCGTGATGGCGAACTAGCATGGCCTGCCTTGGTTGCCAACAACCTCAAAGTTGATTACACCACTTGCTCGGTTCCAGGTTGTGGTAACGAAAATATTGCACAACAAATTTACAGCTATTTTACAAATAACAGTCACGAAGATGTGCTGGCAGTAATCAATTGGACCTGGGCACTTCGTTGGGATTTTTATATTGTTAATTCAGAGTCCTGGGTAACGCTGGGGCCAACTTGTGTCCCGGTCAAACTAGAAAATCATGTAAGCATAACCGAAGCTGATAGATTAATTTCTCTCTACAAAGACTATGCCGGTAACAGCACAGTCTGGGACCGCTGGCGCAGTCTTCAAGCCATGTATGCGGCACAAAGTTTTTTACAACAGCGTGGTATTGTTAATGTACAAACCTACATGGATAAAACATTGTTTGTCAAGGATTGGCATGCACCTGGATACATTGCAACTTTGCAGGATCTTGTGATAAAACACTTAGAATCATGGGATGGTATGAATTTCTTAGAATGGTGCAAGCACAACGGGCACGAAATTACCAAAGATACATGGCACCCATTAACATCAGCTCATCAGGATGCGGCTGAATTTTGGGGCGAGAGATACAATAAACTTTTAAAGGAGACTTAAATGGCAACAGCAAAATCAGTAACTAAGTTCAGCGACAAGCTGACAAAAATCAACGAGTCATACACTATCAATAGATATGACAATGGCTTCATGGTAGAAGCCGGTGGACGCAACAAGAAAGGTGACTACGTCAATGCCAAGATCTTGTGCAACACCTTGGACGAAGTGCTGGCCCTGGTCAAGGAAGCCGGCGAAATGGAATTGGATAATTAAGGAGAAACTTATGTTTGGAACAACTTATACCGGTGGAATCTCATATCGCAGTGCCAGCGAAATTAATTCAGCAATGGGTCGTGTGTACGGGCACATGAGTCTGGCTGTGATTGTATCAATGTTTGTGAGTTACTTTGTGGGCACTAGCCCAGAATTGCTGGCATTCTTTTTTACAGGATGGATAAAATGGATTGTGATCTTTTCACCACTTGCGGCAATCTTTGGTGTTGCTATGATCCTAGGTAACAATCCTAGTAAGGGAGTAGCACAACTTTGTTTACACGGCTTTGCAGCCTTGATGGGCTTGAGCTTTGCAATGATCTTTGCTGTGTTTACCATGGGATCGATTGTGAGTGCGTTTATGGGTGCGGCTATACTGTTTGGTGTAATGAGTGGCTATGGCTACTTTACCAAACAGAGTCTAGACAGCATGGGCAAGTTCATGATTGTGGGTTTGATCGCCATCTGTATTGCCAGTATTGTTAACATCTTTATTGGCAGCACCGTGATGCAGATGGTGATCTCCGCCCTGGCCATCATTATCTTTTTAGGACTCACTGCCTATGACACACAGAAGATCCGTGAAGAACTCAGCGTGGAAACCAGTGACAGTGCAGAAATTCGTGGAGCACTGACCTTGTACATGGATTTTATCAACTTGTTCTTAAACTTGCTACAACTTTTTGGGGATAGAAAATAATGAAAACATTCGACACATTTGAACAAGTAGCAGATATGGGTGCATGTGTTAAGCGTCCCATTGTGGTGCATGCTAAACAGATTGATGAGGAATTCCGAGTCAACACATTAGAGGGAAATTACAAACAAGGCAAAGCAGGCGACTATCTAATGCGCGGCATTGATGGTGAGCTGTATATCTGTGATGGTCCTATTTTTGAGAAATCTTACGATTTTGTATAATGACTAAAGTATACGTAATCAAACCCTTGGAAAAGAAAAGCATTGTCTACCATGTAGAAATGTTCCGAGAAAATGCGGATGGTTCCATCAGTTGGTTTAACATAGATGAAACATATCGTTGGGGACAGGGCTTTGTTGAAGGTGACTTAGATTGCAACCTTCCCTGGCAGGGCGACGATATTGCTTACGCTAAAACGGATTGCGGATGGGGATGCGAGTTCGATGACAGTGTCAGTGTTGAGTGGGAATTCAGTGATGACATTCCGGAATTAGAGCAACAAGAACTCAAAGAACTCTACTACGAAGGTGGGGCTGGTTGGCTCTATGATGGTGAGCATGATTGGGCAGAAGAAGATGCCGCAGTGCATATCATTGCGCCATACCAAGTTGACTTGTGTGAGGAAGATGGTACTGTGATTGAAGAGAATGTAAAACTAAAATCTCGCCCAAAGCCTGGAGTAATCGTAAACAATGCTAATTGGCCATTCCCAAATAAAAATTGAGCAAGAAACTCTTGCATATATCAACACAAGCTGTTACAATATACTATGGAAAAAATACACTACACCGAGACATTTTATAGCTTGCAGGGAGAAGGACGCTGGGCCGGAGTACCCAGCGTTTTCTTTCGCACATACGGATGCAATTTTCGATGCAAGAAATTTGGCAGAGATCGCAACGAGGTAATTGAGGGAGCCAATCCCGAAGTTGCTGAGATCATCAAGAATATCACGCTCTATCCCAAGTTTGAAGACTTGCCGCTGGTAAAAAGTGGCTGCGACAGTTATGCCAGCATCTATCCCGAGTTCAAACACTTTTCTGAAATTGGAACTCCTGAGGAAATTACTGAACGCATGTTAGACTTGGTTCCCAACAACAAGTGGAGCATGGATCCCATCAGTGATGATGTTCATTTGGTAATCACTGGTGGTGAGCCGTTGTTGGCTTATCAACAACTGTATCCCAAGTTAATTGAAATCAATCGTGCACATGGCTTGCGCAACTTGACATTTGAAACCAATGGCAGTCAAGAACTCTATCCCGAAGTATGGGAGTACCTGCATCAAGACTTTACAAATTGGGGCCGGTATCGCGATCGTCTTACATTCAGTGTAAGTCCCAAGCTTCCCGGTTCAGGTGAGAAGTGGGAAAATGCCATTAGACCTGACATTGTCAAAAGCTTTGATGACATTGGTATGACATACCTCAAGTTTGTTATTTCCACCGAAGAAGATCTTGTTGATGTTGATCGTGCTGTGGCCGAGTATCGAGAAGCAGGATTTACCGGCCCAGTGTATCTAATGCCGGTGGGCGGTGTTGCTGATGTCTACAATCTCAATACCCAACAAGTTGCCAACATGGCAATGAAACGTGGATATCGCTACAGCCCAAGACTCCAAGTTGACTTGTGGCGCAATGCCTGGGGTACATGATGACACAGATTGTAATCACACGTAAACAGTTTGAACGCTTGCAAGAAGTTTTTGAAATGTATGACAGCGTGGATCAAATAGTGTGGAGTGAAGTAAGCACCAGCGGTATTGGCCCCACAGTTACCATTGAGTTTGATCCCAAACAATCAATTAAGATGGACATCACCGACGTTGATAGTTGGTAAAATTAAAAGGAAATTAATGAGTTATTTGTTTACCAGTGAAAGTGTTAGTGAAGGGCACCCTGATAAAGTTGCCGATGCCATCAGTGATGCTGTTTTAGATTTGTTCATGGCGCAAAAGAATCCAGCATTGAGGTGTGCGTGTGAAACACTGGTTACCACTAATCGTGTAGTCATTGCTGGTGAGTTTAAGGGATTGGTTCCTGATGAGGCAATTGATAGTGCTGTTCGTAGAGTTATTAGAGATGTTGGGTATGAACAATCCGGCTTTGATTGGCGTACTGTAGAGATTACTAACTTACTACACGGACAAAGTGCCGATATTGCACTAGGTACTGACACATTTGGTGCTGGCGACCAAGGCTTGATGTTTGGTTATGCTTGCAATGAAACTCCTTCATATATGCCAAGTGCAATTTATTGGAGCCACGAAATTTTGCGGAGCCTGACTAATACACGTAAAAATGGTATTGTAACCTGGCTAGAACCCGATGCCAAGAGTCAGGTTACATTTGAATACAATGATGATGGCACACCACGCCGTATTGCCAAAGTTGTGTGTTCGACCCAACACGCAGAGAGTGCTAGCATTGAACAAGTTCGAATGGTAGTAGAAAATATTATTCGTGGAGTATTACCAGAGAAATATGTAGACAATGAAACTGAATTCTTTATTAACCCCACTGGTCGATTTGTTATTGGTGGTCCTGATGGCGATACTGGGCTTACTGGCCGTAAGATTATTGTTGATACTTACGGTGGCTATAGTGCTCATGGTGGTGGAGCCTTCAGTGGCAAAGATCCTACTAAGGTGGATAGAAGTGCTGCCTACATGATGCGATACCTTGCCAAGAACATTGTGGCCAGTGGTCAAACACCTTGGGCAAACGTGCAGATCAGTTATGCCATTGGTATGGCACAACCCATGAGTTTCTATGTTGAAACTGCTGATGCCGCACAAGGACGTAGATTGACTAAATGGATTCAAGACAATGTTGATCTAACTCCTCGAGGTATCATCGAAAGATTTAACTTGTTCCGCCCTATCTACAGCTCAACAACCAACTATGGTCACTTTGGCAAGGAAAACTTGCCGTGGGAAACCGTGGATTTATTTTAAGGATTAGTCATGGGATTATTTGATCGTTTTAGAAAAAAGCCGGAGCCTGAAGTAACTCCTCCCCGAGAGGAAAAACCCCGGGTGGCTCCAAAGAAATCTGCCAAGGAGATTGCCAACGAAAAAGGTGAGCCCTACGTGGCCATACTAAGTTTGGAAGTGGACTCAGAAAACCTGCATCAAGGTGCATTTGAACTGGATTGGAATGAGAAGTTTGTTGCCAATCTTGTACGTGCTGGATACATGATGAATCGCGATGACACCGACGCTGAAGTAGTGGATCGTTGGTTCCAAAATGTGTGTAGACATGTTGTAATGGAAACTTGGGAACAAGATCAGGCCATGAATCCAACCCCGGCTAGATACACAAAAAGCAAGGACATTGGTGGCGGACGGAGAGAAGTGTCATGATATTCAATCACATTAAAGAACTAAAAGCACAAGGTAAAAAGATCGGTATTACCTTCAGTACATTTGATATGTTGCATGCTGGCCATGTTGCCATGTTAAGTGAAGCAAGGAATCATTGTGATTACTTGATTTGTGGATTACAAACTGACCCGACTATTGATAGACCCGACACCAAGAACAAACCCATTCAAAGTATTGTGGAACGACAGATACAACTTGCGGCTTGCCGTTATGTAGATGAAGTTGTGGTATATCAAACTGAACAAGACTTGATTGACCTGTTGTTGATTCTACCATTGGATGTACGTATTCTGGGCACAGAGTACGAAGATAAAAACTTTACCGGTCGTAACGAAGGTGCCGGTCGCGGTATACAGGTGATATTCAATAGACGTGATCATAGTTTTAGTTCCAGCAGTTTGCGAAAACGGGTTGCAGAAGCAGAAAAACTCAAGGCAATGACGCAATGATGCGACTGTATGTAAACGGTGATAGTCACGCTGCCGCGGCCGAAGCCGTGAATCAACACGCTTTTGCCAACGACGATAAAAGATATTTTTACATGGGGAGAATACCGCACCCCGACAATCTTCGAGTGAGTTGGGGTAACCGGCTAAGCCAAGTGTTCAAAGCTGTGCTATACTGTGATGCTGAATCTGCCAGCAGTAATGATCGAATTATTCGCACCACACTAAAATGGATTGATGAGCACCCAAACTGGCACAGCGATACCTTGATGTTGATTCAATGGAGCACCTGGGAGCGCGAAGAATGGCAGGGCGAGGATGGCATCTACTATCAAGTCAATGCTTCGGGCATTGACAACGTTCCCATTGAACTACAACAACAGTACAAAGAGTTTGTTGCCGGCGTTGACTGGCAGCAATGCACCCATCAATCGCATGAAAAAATATGGGCATTTCATCAACAACTAAACAAGTTGGGCATACAACATGTATTTTTCAACGGCAATTCACATTTTGCCAAAATACCCCAGCAACAACAGCATGATTGGGGAGTGCACTATATTGATCCCTACAACTCAGAATCAACTTTTGATTCGTGGCTGAGACGCAACGGTTTTGGCACAGTTTCTCCAGATAGTTGGCATTTTGGAGAAGATGCTCACCGTGCATGGCAACGATTTATGTTACAATACATTATCAACAACAACTTGGCGTAACCATGCGATATCTACTAATTGACACGGCTAATTTATTTTTCCGTGCACGACACGCGGCTTTTCGTGCTGCCGACAGCTGGGAAAAGGTTGGGTATGCTCTGCACATTGTATTGAGCTCGGTTAATCGCATGCATCAGCAGTTCAAAGCAGATCACGTGGTATTTGCCTTGGAAGGTCGTAGCTGGCGCAAGGATTTTTACAAGCCCTACAAAGCAAATCGCGCTGTGGCACGTGGCAAGATGACAGAAGAAGAGCAAGAAGAGGACAAACTTTTCTGGGAAACTCTTGACGTTTTCACTAAATATCTAACAGAGCAGACCAACTGTTCTGTGATTAGACACGAGCAAGCCGAAGCTGATGACATCATTGCAAGATGGATAGCTTTGCACCCCCAAGATCATCACACCATCATTTCCAGCGACACTGATTTTGTTCAATTATTGAGCGAAAACGTTGATCAATACAACGGCATTTCTGACGAGCTCATGACCCTGCGTGGCGTGTTTGACACCCGTGGTCGTGCAGTGGTTGATAAAAAGACCAAACAGCCCAAGGCCATTCCTGACCCCAAATGGCTGTTGTTTGAGAAGTGCATGCGTGGCGATGCCAGTGACAATGTGTTTTCGGCCTATCCTGGTGTGCGCACCAAAGGTACTAAAAACAAAGTGGGTCTAATCGAAGCCTATGCGGATCGAGACAAAAAAGGCTATGCATGGAACAACATGATGTTGCACCGTTGGTCCGACCACGAGGGTGTTGAACACCGTGTCCTAGATGACTATGAACGCAATTGCACTCTGGTTGACTTGACTGCACAGCCCGACAATGTCAAGGCCTATGTGGATCAAGCAATTGCATCACAGATTTCACACAAGGACGTGGGGCAGGTGGGTGTGCGATTTATGAAATTTTGCGGCAAGTATGAATTGAATCGAGTCAGCGAAAGCGCAGAGCAATACTCACGTTGGTTGAATGAAACCTACGCAGGTGTATTGGGATAATCTTACAAGGAAAAACAATGATAGTAGCCAAAACAGTAGTGCCTGATCAATATTGGATTTTACAGGAAAACGATCAAAAAATTGGTAACATTGAACACATGCCACAGGGCTATTCAGTGCGAATTAATGACAGTGTCACAGTGTATAAAACCATGAACATGTTGCGTGAGCAAGTGTCCTTGGATTTTAAAAATACGTTGCCCACGCCCGTGACACAATCACAGCATCTAGTTCACGGATACCATACCACAGAAACTCCCCATAATGCAGTGTTTGACATCAAACATCAACTGCCATTATGGACCAAAGAACCAAGAAGCCGTAGTTGGTATGCAGCCGGATGGTATCGAGTAAAAGTGCGCAGAGATTATGAAACTGTGGAATGCCCCAAGTTTATCATGCTGGAAAGATACAAGTATCTGGGACCATTCAAAACCCAAGAAGCGGCAGAACAAGCAAAATGAGCCTGCACATCAATCGATTCATTGATCGAATCAAAGCCGCTGAAAGTCGTCAGCAAAGAGATATAATTTTAAGCATCATCGAGGCCCGAGATTTGCATGCTGATATCACCAAGCTTTTGTTGGTGTTACAAGCATTGCAAGAGCCCACCAACAACACCAATACTGATGTGATCACAGTCTCCATGGATGGTGGCAACTTCTAAAACTGCTGAGTTTATTGATAAATAAACATGGGAGTTAAAAATGAGTAGACCAAAACCACATGTGTTGATTGAGAACACCGACAAACGAACTTATCGCAGTGAACAAGTGCTGGCCGCTGATGGTATCTGGGCAGTGTTCTTTGACTGCGCACCCATCAACTTGAAAACAGCACACATGTTGACTCAATATCCTGGGCCCAAGTATCGCAAGGTGAGTTTCTCCAACAGTGGACATGCCATCAATCTTGCCAAGAAATTAAATACACAGTTCAAGACTGACAAGTTTTCTGTTGTTTTGCTAACGCAAGGGGAAACCATTTATCCACGTGAAAAATCGGCATGACATTACTCAAGCAGTAATCAATCTTCTGCCCAGCCATCAGCAGATGTCAGTTGATGATGCCACCAAAGTTTGGTATCGAAATATTAGGTCAGATGGCGGTGCTAGACTAACCGATCTTGGATATCAGACTTTTAAAATGCTTGACATTGAAAGTTGGAGCATAGCCCTTGAAAACATCAAACAACTGAGAGTGAACAAGAGTGTGCTGTTGGCCCTGGATCGAAAAATCACTTTTCCTTACTACATTGATTTCCCGGGTCAGCAGTTGATCTTGTTTTCAAGCCGTGAAGCCATGCTGGCCACCTTGTACGGCGACCTTCAAAAGTTCCTGGAAAATTATAGTTGACCAGAAAAGGCTGATTTGTTATAATTGTATTTCAATAACAAAGGAGCCAGCATGTCAAACGCACAAATTCTTGTTGCTAATATTGCACGAGCAAAATTAGTATATTATAAAGATAAAGGCACTTACAAAATCATTATGGCATTTAATGTATATCCCCGGGAAAATGAACGTGGAGATATAGTATATCCATTTCCCCCACAAGCAAAATGCGATTTTGTTTCCGGAGATATTCCCTACGATACCATCGAAAATGATAAACTACGCATTATCGAGCAAGCCAAACAACGCCTGCGTACCGATAATATTGAGTTTGTATAATCGATTATCGACGATATTATCCGATAATCCACTATAATATTATTGCTAATCCAGCTTAATCCAGTGTCTATTCCAGTTTGTTGTTTTTTAACAACAACAATCTGGTTGACCAGAATTGGCAGATCGGTTATAATACTAGTATGGAAATTAAAAAAGCAACCCGAAAAAAACGTGCAGATCGCACTCACATCATTTACCGCATTGAGAGCGGTGCAGACTTCTACATTGGTGTCACAGCCAAGACAGAATCTACTGTTAACAAGAGTGCTCAAGTGCGTTTCAACAAGCACGTATATCGCT